GCATCGTCGACGTCGGCGCGCACATTGGCCTGTGGTCGTTCAACCTGGCGCCGGCGTGCCAGCACCTCGAGGCGTTCGAGCCGGTGGCGCTGCACCGCGAGTGTTTCGAGCGCAACGTCATGGCCGGGATCGAGGACGTGACGCGGGTGAACCTGCACGCGATCGCGCTCGGCGCCGGTGAGGGGTCTGTCTCGATCCACACGGCGCCGACGAGCTCGGGGGACAGCTGGGTCAGCGGCGAGGGAAAGATCCCCATGGAGACGCTCGACTCGTTCGAGTTCCCCGACGTCGACGTGATCAAGATCGACTGCGAGGGCTACGAGGAGAACGTGCTGCGCGGCGCGATCGACACGCTGCGGCGCTGCCGGCCGGTGATCATGGTGGAGCAGAAACGCACCATGGCGAGCGATCGCTTCGGCCTGAACACCCTCGGCGCGGTGCAGCTGCTGCAGGAGATCGGCTACACCATCGCCGGCGAGCTCAGCGGCGACTACCTGATGACCCCGTGATGCGCGTCATCATCGGCCACGACCCACGCGAGCAGCGCGCCTACGATGTCGCGGCGCACTCGCTCTGGCGAAGCTCGCACCTGCGCGCCGAGCCGCTGGTCGAGCAGGATCTGCGCGATCGCGGCATCTTCACGCGGCCGGTCGATCGCCGCGACGGCCGCATTTACGACATCCTCAGCGGGGTCGACCAGTCGACGGCGTTCGCGCTAACGCGCTTTCTCGTGCCGATCCTGTTCAATGGCTGGGTTCTGTTCACCGACTGCGACGTCGTGTTTCTCGAGGACGTCGGCACGTTGGTGGGCGATCCGACGAAGGCGGTGCACGTCGTCAAGCATGCGCCGCGGCCCTTCGTCGACCCGACGAAGATGGATGGCCAGGTGCAGCGCGACTACCCGCGCAAAAACTGGTCGAGCGTGATCCTGTGGAACTGCGACCATCCGGCGAACCGGCGCCTCACGCTGCACGACGTCAACACGCGGCACCGCGATTACCTGCATGGGTTCGGCTGGCTGAACGGCAACGAGATCGGCGAGCTCGCGCCGCGCTGGAACTGGCTGATCGGCGTCGAGCCTGAGCCGCAGCTGCCGGCAATCGCTCATTTCACGCTCGGCGGCCCCTGGCTGGACAATTGGAAGACACGCGAGCATGACGATCTGTGGCAGTACGCGCACGAGCGGCTGCTCGCTGACCAAGCATTCGAGAGGTATCCATGACCGAGCAACGCAACGACGGACTGCACCCGCGCCACCCCGGCCGCGGCAAGTGCGCGGTCATCGAGCTCGAGAGCGACGAGGGCAAGCCCGAGATCGGAGGCTTCCTGCTCTTCCTGCCCAGCGGCGCGACGCGGATCGTCAACTGGACCACGGCGAAGCCGATCACTCCCACGCTCGAGGCGGCGCAGCAGTACGCGACCGATGCCGTCGAGACGATCATCAAGGCGCAGGGTCTCGGTCACATGGACGTCCAGCGCGTGAACTGGACTAGCGTCACCGCGGCGATCCAGCGCGTGATCATGGACTTCAATCACAAGCTCGTCGGGCGCATCAACGCGAAGATGGTGCGCGACCTGGCGCTGCCCAACCGCTTGCACTGACATGGCCATCGCGCGACCGAACGACGTCCTGCAGAAGCTCCAGCCCCAACATGAGGCCTTCTGCCTGCACATGGTCGCGCGCCCGCACAACGCCGCCGCGGCCGCGATTGCCGCCGGGTTCGCGCCCAAGAGCGCCAAGCAGCGCGCGCACCTGTTCATGCGCGACCCGCTGATCCTGGCCAGGATCAAGGTGCTGATCGAGGAGAAGCACAAGGCGCTGCACATGGACGTCGACGAGATCCTGGCGCGCGCTGCGATGCTCGCCCGCGTCGACGTCCGCGCGCTCTTCGACGAGAACGGCCTGATGCGCAAGCTGACCGACCTCGAGGAGGAGCATTCGGTCGCGATCGCCGGCGTCGAGGTCACCGAGACCTACACCGGCACCGGCAAGAAGCGCGAGAAGACCGGCGAGGTCAAGCGGGTCAAGTTGCGCGATCCGCTCCCGGCCATCAGACTGCTTGCCGAGCACAAGAAGCTCGTCCGAAACGCCGACGAAGGCGTCAACGCGCTGGCTAGTGCGATCGCCGACCGACTCAAGGCAGCGCGCGAGCGCCGCAAAGCAAAGGAGAAATGACATGCTGAAAAGACCCCTGCCCGACGAGGCGCGTTTCCGCGATCAATGCACCGGCATCGGTCAGACGCGCGCCGCCAGCGAGCGCACCGGCCACGCGCGATCGCAGCGAGTGATCGACTGCGCACCGGCCGAGCAGCGCAAGTTCGCGGTCGGCTACCCGGCGCCGACGCCCGACGACTACGCCATGAGCGCGCCGGGCACCGTGGCACGACAGACCACGCTGTACCGCGGCGGCTGAACGTTGAGCAGCAGGAGCGCCACGCTTCGGCGTGGGCCCAACGCTCCCAGCACGCGGCCCGCGCGACGACTGCACGCGACGGGCTGCGCAGGGCTAGCAGAGGGTGCCGCTCAATCCGGGCGCCCGTTTCTTCGTCCGTATCCAACCCTCTGCACTCGCCCGGCGGTGTTCATCAAGGCGCACCGCCGGGCACCTCCCCATGAGTGATGTCGTCGTCGACCCGATCGAGGAGATCCTCGAGAAGCTGGCCGAATTCGAGTTCGACCCACTCGGCTTCGTCATGTGGGCGTTTCCGTGGGGCGTGCCAGGCACGGCGCTCGCCGACGAAGAGGGCCCCGAGGACTGGCAGCGCGACCAGCTGATCCGCATCGGCGAAGGCCTGAAGGCCGGTGGCGACCTCGGCGCGGTGATCCGCGAGGCGATCAGCAGCGGCCACGGAGTGGGCAAGTCTGCCGAGGTGTCGTGGCTCGTGCTCTGGGCGATCAGCACGCACGAGGACACGAAGGGCATCGTCACCGCGAACACGGCCGACCAGCTGAAGACGAAGACCTGGGCCGAGCTCGCCAAGTGGCACGCGATGTTTATCGCGAAGGAGCTCTTCGTCCTGACGGCGACCGCGATCTACAGCGCCGATCCGCAGCACTCGCGCACCTGGCGCATCGACGCGACGCCGTGGTCGGAGGAGAACACCGAGGCTTTCGCCGGCATGCACAACAAGGGCAGCCGGATCCTCGAGCTCTTCGACGAGGCCAGCGCGATCGCCGATTCGGTGTGGGAGGTCGCCGAGGGCGCGCTGACCGACGCGAAGACGCAGATCGTGTTCGCTGCCTTCGGCAACCCGACACGCACGACCGGGCGCTTTCACCGCGTATGCACCCGGCCTGGCTCGTGGAAGTACAACCGCGTTGACAGCCGCAAGGTCCGCTTCACGAACAAGGGCCAGATTCAGGAGTGGATCAACGAGTACGGCGAAGACAGCGACTTCGTGCGCGTGCGCGTTGCCGGTCTCTTCCCGCGCGCTGGCTTCGCCAACTTCATCCCGCCCGAGCTCGCCAGCAGCGCGCAGGCCGGCCGGCGCTTCGTGTCGCGGCTGCAGTACGGCGCCTATCCGAAGATCATGGCGATCGACCCGGCACGCTTCGGCGACGACTTCAGCGTGATCACGCTGCGCCAGGGGCTGAAGGTGCACTATCAAGTCGCCCTGAGCGGGTTCGACGGGCCCGAGCTCTGCGGCCGCGTCGTCGAGCTCGTGCGCCAGGAGAAGGGGATCAGCTGCATTGCGTACGACGCGAACGGCAACGGCGCCGACCTCGACTCCGCGCTGCGCCGCGCACCGGACCTGCCCGAGCTCGTACCGGTCATGTGGGGCGTGCCGGCGAAGGATGACAAGCACTACTTCAACCAACGCAGCGAGGCATGGGGGAAGATGAAGGACTGGCTCAAGGCCGGCGAGATCCCCGACGACGAAGCGCTCGTCGACGAGCTCTGCAGCCTGGACTACGGCTACGACGCGCTGTTTCGGATCCAGCTGCAGAGCAAGAAGGACATGAAGAAGAACGGTGGCAAGAGCCCCGACAAGGCCGACAGCCTGGCGATCAGCTTCGTGCCCGAGCTCATCGAGCGCAAGCACGTGAGCGCCAAGGTGCGGCCGAGCGCTAGACGGAAGGTAATTTGGACCGGCAGAATACCCGGATGAACGCTGAGCGCTGGGTGCCGATCGCCGGATTCGAGGGCCGCTATGAAGTCAGCGACGCCGGGCGCGTGCGCGGCGTCGACCGCATGGTGCGCCGCTATTGGGGCATGGTGCGCTACGCCGGCTGCATCCTCAAGCCCGCGCGCGATGGCGACGGTTACCTGAAGGTGCACCTCGGCAAGAACGGACCGCAGGCCAAGGTGCATAAGCTTGTCGCGGCCGCGTTCTGCAAGAACCCGCTCGGGCTGCCGGAGGTGGATCACAAAGACTGCGACAAGGCGAACAACGCCGACACGAATCTGCAGTGGTGCACGAAGAGCGTCAACGGCGAGAACCGCGACACCGCCAAGCGCATTCCCGAGCCGATCAAGGTTGCCATTCAAGCCGCGGTGCGCGAGGGCATGCCGATCGTGACGGTCGCGAGACAGTTCAGCGTGTCGCGCGCCCATGTTCGCCGTCTTGACGCAGCTGCGCGAGCAGCACAGAATCCCGCAACGCTCGAGCGATAGCCCACACCAGTGGGCCCCGGCAGCAGCAATGCCCGGCGGGCCAGCCCGTTTAGCTGGCACCGATTCAACCCGAAGGGGCGACTCAACAGGTTTTGAAGGCAGAGGCCGACGGGCCCGACGCTACCGACCGAGAACCGCCCCATATTGCAGCCGTAGCGGAAAGCCCCCGGGCGGCACCGGCCCGCCCGGGGCATTTGCCGGCCCACCGGCCACGCCGCACAATCGCCACCGGCACGCCGGCTGCGTCCGATGCCTCCCGCAACCTTGCTCGAGGCTCCCGCATGGCAGCAAACCCCCTTGTCCGTCAGCTTGGCCTGAAGCAGCTGATCGAGCGCGACGCCGATCCGGTGCCGTCATTCCAGTCGATCGGCAACGCCCAGACGGAAACGGCCCTGGCCGGCCATATCCGCAAGTCCTGGGGCGACAACAAGCTGGCGAAGTACAAGATCGAGCGGCGCATGCTCAACTGCCTGCGCGCCAGGCGCGGCGAATACAGCCCCGAGGCGCTCTCGCAGATCCAGGCGAACGGCGGCACGAATGTCGTGTGGGCCGACCTCACCGAGACGAAGTGCCGCGGCGCGAGCGCGTGGATCCGAGAGATCGTGCTGCCCGCTGGCGAACGCCCGTGGTCGATCAGCCCGACACCGATCCCAGACCTGCCCAAGGGTCTGAAGATGTCGATCGTCAACAAGTCGATCCAGCAGGCGCAGCAGGTGATGATGCAGATGGCGCAGAGCGCCGGCGTCACGATGGAGAAGAGCGAGTTTCGCGAGACAGTCGCGCAGCTTGGCCAGGAGCTCCGAGAGCAGGCCGAGCGAGAGCTCAAGAAGGCTGCCGCCAAGCGCGCCGGCCGGATGGAAGACCGGATTGCCGACCGCCTGGCGCAAGGCGATTGGGAAACCTCGATGGATGCGTTCGTCGAGGACTTCGTCACCTACCCCGCGGCGATCCTGAAGGGCCCGGTGTACCAGCGGCACAAGCGCCTCAGCTGGGGCGACGGCTGGAAGCCGCAGGTCTCCAACAATCCGGCCCAGACATGGGAGCGCGTGAGCCCCTTCGACGTGTATCCGAGCGTCGGCGCCGTCGACTGCCAGCAAGGCGACTTCATCGAGCGGATGCGCTTCTTCCGCAATCAGCTTTTCGACCTCAAGGGCCTGCCAGGCTACAACGACGACCAGATCGAGGCGGCGCTGCTCGACTACACGAACGGCCACCTCGAGGGCTGGCTCTGGACCGAGGCCGAGCGCCAGCGCCTCGAGAAGGAGACGACCTACCTCTTCCTCACGCCGCCCGGCGTGATCGACGCGCTCAACTTCTGGGGCAGCGTGCCAGGCTGGAAGCTGGCCAGCTGGGGCGTACGCGAGGATCTCGAGCCGGACAAGGACTACGAGGTGAACTGCGTCGTCGTCGGCAAGTATGTGATCTATTGCGCGCTCAACCCTGACCCGCTCAATCAGCGCCCGTATCGACGTGCCTGCTACGACGAGATCCCCGGCGCGTTCTGGGGCCGCTCGATCCCGGACCTCTGCGCCGTTCACCAGCAAATGTGCAACGCCTGCGCGTGCGCGCTGGCCGACAACATGGGCGCGAGCTCGGGCCCGCTCGGCTGGGTCCACATGGATCGCCTGGCCGAAGGCGAGCAGTCGGTCGACATCGCCAGCTGGAAGATGTACCAGCTGCGCAGCGACCCGACACAAGGCGTGAACCCCGGCGTCGGCTTCTTCAACATCGACAACCACAGCGAGCAGCTGATGCGCGTCTATGCTGAATGGGAGCAGCGCGCCGACGACGCGACCGGCGTGCCGCGCTACACCTACGGCAACGGCGAGGCGGCCGGCGCCGGCGACACGGCAAGCGGCCTGGCCATGCTGATGAACAACGCAGCGAAGGGCCTGCGGCGCGCGATCGGGAACATCGACATGCGCGTGATCCAGCCGACGATCACCATGGCCTTCGTCAATGAAATGCTCTACAACCCCGACGAGAGCATCAAGGGCGACTGCATCATCATCCCGCGCGGTGCCGCTGCGATCCTGATCAAGGAGTCGGCGCAGACTCGTCGCACCAACTTCCTCGCCATGACGGCGAACCCGGTCGACATGCAGATCATCGGGCTGAAGGGCCGCGCGGCGCTGCTGCGCGAAGTGGCGAGCGCGATGGAGCTCCCGGTCGACGAGGTCGTGCCCAGCGAGGAGGATCTCGAGAAGCAGCAGCAAGCGCAGGCGCAGCAGCAGCAACAGATGATGCAGGCGCAGCAGCAAGCGGTGCAGCAGCAGACCGAGGGCCAGATCGCCGTCGACAACAACAAGATGCAGGCGAAGGGCCAGATCGACCAGCAGGCGCGCACGCTGCAGATCATCGGTGACCTCGTCAAGCAAGCGGTCGCCAAAGCCGCCAGCCCAGCACCGGCGCCGCCAGGCGCAGCAGCAGAGAAGAAGCCAGCGGCAACGGCCGCGTAAACCCCACCTCACAGGAGAGATTCCATGGAAGATGCCGGCCGTGTGCCCAACGTTGCGACGCTGACCTGCCTTCGGCCGGTCGAAGTGACCCCGGAGTTCATGACGCTCTGGGACCAGCGCAATGCGGTGATCCTCGAGAAGGATCGCCACGTCAACGATCAATTCGAGGCGATCCGCCGCGGCGACATGGTCGCAGCAGCTGCCTCGCGCTCGCTGGCCGAGGCGCTGCTCCTGCAGGAGGAGGATCTCTCGCGCCAGATGCGGCCGCTGCAGTTCCAGGCCTGGGAGCGCACCGAGAACAACGTCGTCACCAACGTCGGGCGGAACGACATCCTCGACAAGTATTGGCGCGGGAGCTCGTACACGCAGACCGCGGTGATGGGCCTGGCCGGCACCGGCACGAAGGCCGCGGCCGACACGCAGGCATCGCACGCCGGCTGGTCTGAGGTCGGCGGATCGAACGCGCCGACCTACACCGGCAACCGCAAGGCGGTGACGATGGGCGCGGCCTCGAGCCAGTCGAGCGTCAGCCCGCAGCAGTCCTACGCGATCACGTCGACGGGCACCGTGTCGGGCCTGTTCATGAACAACGGTGGCAGCGCGACGAAGGACGACACGACCGGCGTGCTCGTGAGCGCGGTCAACTTCACCGGCGGCGACGAAGCGGTGAACAACCTCGACACGCTGCTCGTGACCTACACCTTCAACGGCTGAACGACCATGCAGACGCTGATCGGCACCACGCAAAGCATTTCGGTCGTCACCGATGCGGTGACCGACCTCGAGGTCGCATATGCCTACGTGGACGTGCCGACGCCGTTCACGCCGAGCTCGAACGCCACGCCGGGACCGACGGCGCAGCCAGCGAACATTTCGACGGCCACCACGACGACGAACCTGCCGGGCGCGCCAGGCTCGAGCGTGGTCCGCAACCTGAAACGCTGGTCAGCGTTCAACAACCACGCGACGAACCAGTGCACGGTGACGGTGCTGCTCGTCGACAGCGGCGGCGGCACCTCGACGCTCTGGAAGGGCGTCCTGCAGCCTAGCGAGTTCGTCGCGCTCAACGACAACGGCGATTTCGTCGCCTACAGCGTGCAGGGCGTGCCGAAGGTCTCCGCGCCGCCGTCAGACGTTCAGGTCTTCAACGCGGCCGGGACATCGAACTGGACGAAGCCGACGAGCTTCACCGCGAAGACCGTGATCGCACGCATCTGGGGTGCCGGCGGCGGTGGCGGTGCCGGTGCATCGCTGGCCTCGGCCACGATCGCGAAGGGCGGCGGTGGTGGTGGCGGTGGCGCATACCGCACGGCAGTCTTCCTCGCGAGCGACCTCGGCGCGACTGAGTCGGTGACGATCGGCGCCGGTGGCGCTGCCGGCACGCCTGGCGCAGCTGGTGCAGCTGGCGGCAATGGCGGCATCGGTGGCAGTTCGACTTTCGGCACGCGGCTGACGGCGTTTGGCGGCGGCGGCGGCAACGGCGGCGCGATCTCCGGCGTCGTCACGGGTGGTGGTGGTGGCGCAGGCTCCGGCGGTGCTGGCGCGGTCGGGTCGACCAGCGGTGGCGCCGGTGGCGTGCCCACGGGTGCGACGAACGGCGTCGGCGGCCAGGGTGTCACGGGCGCGGTCGCGACCGGCACCTCGGCGTGCTCCGAGCAGGGCGGTGCCGGCGGCGCTGGCATCAACAACACGCCCACGGCCGGCGCAGCTGGCGGCTCGAGCATCGACGCGGGTGCGGGTGGTGGTGCAGGCGGATCGCACACCGCGACGCCGACCAACGTCGCCGGCGGTGCGGGCGGATCCGGCAACTCGTACACGGCAGGCGGCGGCGGCGCGGTCGGCACCGACGGTGCGGCGCCCACGGCAGGCACGCCAGGCACGGCGCGCACGACTGCAGTGGCCGGCTCGGCTGGTGGCGGTGGTGGCACCACGGTTACCGCGTCGACGAACGGCGCCGCCGGTGGCGCTGGCGGTCTCGGTGGTCACGGTGGCGGCGGTGGTGGGGTCGGGATGAACCCGGGCCTCGGCGGTGCTGGCGGCATCGGTGGCGCCGGCTACTGCATCGTGATCTCGCTGCCCTGAGAAACCTGACGGCGGCCGTCGATGTTCAACCCTAAAGCTGCGGCGCTGCACGGCAGCCTCAGCGGCTCGGGCAACAATTCTGTCCCGCATCAGGGCCTGAGCGTCGACATTGCGGCCGGCGAGTTCATCGCCGCCTATGTCACGTGGGAGACCGGCGACGTCAACACGATGGTGTTCGACAGCGCCGGCGCGGTGCCCTTTACCGGCCTCACGCGTGACTACGATTCGGGCGACGGCAAGGGTAGCCAGTGGTTCTATTGCCTGTCGTCCAACGCGGCCAAAAACGTTCGCTTCTATGCGTCGTTCACGAAGTCGGTTTCGTTCCCCGACATCACGATCCTTCGCTTCAACACGACGGGACCGGTCACCCTGCTCGGTGAGTCGAGCTCGAACAGCGGCACAGGCACCACGACGGTAAACCTCCCCAGCCTGACGGCTGGCGAGCTCAACCTGATGGGCATCAAGATGTTCGGCAGCGCCACGCTCTCGCAGGGCAGCGCGCGGCCGAAGCCCTATAACGTGATGTACGGCGGCGAGACCTCGACGTCGCATCACGTGCTCGCGGCGAACTACAAGCCGACGACGACGATCTCGAGCGTCACGGCCACGCTCTCGAGCGCCCAGAACTACATCACGCGCGGCGTCGCGTTCTCCGACGCCACCACGTTCCCGGCCACGACGAATGTGCCCGCTTGGTACACCGCGATTGGGCCTGGCACCGTCGGGCCGATCGCCTGCATCGACGCGACGAGCAGCGGCATGCGCGATCGCGACACGGGCGGCGGCACCTGGGACAACGCGAATATGTTCGCCGCGTTCTCAGGCGCCGCGGTCAACAAGAGCTCCTTTCAGATCGGCACCAACACAGTCGCCGGTCACTCGCTCTACGTGCACGGCGCTGGCCACTCCGGCGGCGGGAGCAATGACAGCCTCTTCATGGGGCCGTTTCAGGCCGAGGTGCTCAGCTGGTATCGGCCGCGCGAGATCACGTTCCCGCTCGTGCTCAGCACCAGCTTTGACGGCAGCGGCAACCCGAGCGGCTGCCACACCTACAACGGGCCATATTTCGACGGCAGCAGCGGGCGCAACCGCATGCTGTTCCCTGGCCGGCTCTTCCACGCGACGGACGCCGGCAGCGATGGGAACGCCAGCTACTACGACTGCGCTCAGACGACGCCTGTCTCGAGCAACCCCTGGCATGCGCTCAGCGGCACGAACCTGGGCCTCATCTGGTCCGTGCTCGACGAGGCGAACGGCAAGATCATTGGGGCGAAGTACCCGCCCAGCCTGGCGACGATCCAGTCGTACGACATCGCGAGCGATGCGACGACGGTCTTCACCGGCAAGACGGTGCTCACCGCCGGCGAATACTTCTCGGCGCTCGACAGCAAG